GTTCTTCTCTTGACATTTCTCTTATCATATTAATTGAAGGATCATAAGTTGGATTTTTAAAAGCTTCATTACTTTCAACTATAATATAATCATCTTTATTAAGGTCAGGATAATCTAAAAATAAATTATTATTCATATAGTCTCTAACTTCTTCTGCAGTTAGATTAACTGAAAACTTTACCTCTGCCCTCTTAGTTTTTGTGTATATATAGAACATATTTTTTCTCCTTTCATTTTGTATAGATTTTTAAATTTATTCAGTTTTTTATATTTAAAATTGCAGATTTGAGTGCTTATTATATAAAATTCTCACTTTTTATATTTAAGAAAAATTATAAAAATAAACTCAAAAGCACAAAATTAAACCTTAAATTCTTTATAAATTTGAAAATCTCTATAATATTAAGCTAAAAAATACCTAACTTTTTTCTTGCATTTATAATGCTATTTCTTACCTCTGTTGGATTAGCTTTAGCTATATAGTGTTTGCTCGTAACCCCACTGCTACTATGATTTGCATAACTACTAGCTAAGCCTAATCCAGCCAAATTATTAATAAGATTTATTGCTGTCTTTCTTAAAGTGTGAGGATATAGATCCTCAATATCTATAATTTCCCCTAGCTTTCTAATCCTGTTTCTAATTGCTCCCTGTGTCATCTGTCTATATTCTTTCCTATACCTTGTAATAAATAGCCATTCAGATGTAATTCCTTTTTCTTCTCTTTCTTTTAACCATAATTTAAGTAATTCCTTACATTTTTGGAAAAAGAATGCATTAACTATATAGCCCTCTTTTTCCTTAACATCTCTAAAATAGCCATTTTCTAAGTCCAGTTGTTCCATTTTTAAATTCTGAATAGCACTAATCCGACAAGCACTATCTAAGAACAATTCCCATAATATCCTGTCTTGTAAATCATATTTTTTGGTTTCTACTTGCATATAAAGTCTTACAGTCAATATTTGTTCAGTTGTAAGAAAGTATGAATTTCTAATTTTATCTTTTTCTGTAAATCTTAACCTATCCAATTTTTCTGAAAATGGATGATATTTGATTTTATTTCTTCTAACACACCAGGCATAGAATGTTGATATAGCGGTAGTTTTATTCATTAAAGTCCTTTTAGAATTGCCTAAACTTCTACAATAATTTCTATAGCACTCTATTATGCTTGGCATTTCTAAAAGGGTATCTTTACTCAATAAAAACCTGTTTTTATAAGACTTTTGAAACCACACTAAGAATAACTTAAAATTATTACAGTAAGTCCTGTATGTAGTTTCCCAAGTCTCCCAATTACTACTCTTACAACTATTTAAATACTCCAAATAAATTTCCACATTTTCTTTTTTTAGATTTTCTAAAATCATTAATTGCATAATTAAACCTCCTAATTTTTATGATTTAATTATACTATTCTTAAAATAATGGAAAATTTAATTACTTTCGATAATAACAATGCTCTTAAAATTAAAGTTATAACTGTTACTTTAAATACAAATATTTTAATTGGTGATTCTATAAATGTAGATGGAATTCCAAATACTACTGTATTTGTAACTGGATTTTTGTATAACTACATAAAGCAAGAAAAAACGAATATTTACGAATACTGGGACTTACAAGTTTCTCATCCGAACAAATGTATAATTAGAAAAATCAAAAATTATGGTTTTACTTCTTATGCTACGATATTGGCTTTTTATAAGTAGTACAAGTTTAATCTAATATATAGAAAGTATCTAAGTACATACTTTCAGCTGTATCTAATTTTGTTAAAATATATAAATTCCCTGAATTTGCATCGTATCGAGTTCTTGCTGTCCTTCCGCTTGGATTAGAAATTATTAGTTTTAAATTAAAAGTTTTTGGTTTATATCCAATTGGAAATGTAAACAGTAAAGTTCCCTCGTTTAAAGTATTAGAAATTCCTGAAGGGATATCTAGAAAAACATGACAAACGTTTCCTATTTTAGAAAAAATTAAACTTGAATATCTAGTTCCAGCGGTTTTATTTACAGATTCATATTTGGATAAATTTTCCACTTTAGTATTTGGAAAATCTAAACAGAAATTGGAAAATACTATGGCAAGGAACATCTCACGAAGTACAGTTTTATACTACTAACATTGGTGCAAATATAAACTTTGATAATATTTTTTCTCTAACAATTGTAGGAAATACTACTTGTACTATTCCTGGTGTTTTATTAAAAAAACTAGCAATAAATCAAGAACTTATCATTGGCCATGATAATGCGGTTAGGTCTGATGCTGTATTTTTCTTTAAAAAAATAAGTAATACATTTGGAATTTTTGGAACTAGAGGAGTCGCAGAAGACATTCACCTACACGGCTACAATACTTTAATTATAGAGTACTAATTTAATTAATTTTTAGCAGGATAACTTATAGTAAAATAATAAGCCCCTGCATTGTCATCTGCTTCAGATTTTGCTAAATTTCCATTAGCATACAAGAAAAATGTATTAGATTTAGAACTATTTCTATAAGAAGCGCTAAAATACAATGTTTCGTTTGGTCGATATTTTTCAGGTAAATTAAAAATAGGTGTGTTAGCTTTATTAAAAAATGCTGTTCCACTATCTACTATAAGCGTTACCATACCTGCAATCTTATAAACTTTTACAAAAGTTGCATTTGGAACATATAATCGTTCACTCTCAAGTTTAGAGAAATTTTCCAATCTATCTAAAAGACTATTATTGTCAAGTGGAATAAAATTAGCCACATTTGCAGATACATCTGAATTTTGATTTAAACACTTGTACATTTTTCTTGTGTTTCTATCATAATAAATGTAGTTAATATCCTTAACTCCAGCAGTTTGAATATCTCCTCCGTACCCAACACATCCAGCGAGTCTAGCTAGCATCATTCCTTCTAATGCTTTTCCTTCTTCTGTTCCAAACTGTACTATCCCTGCCTTTTCTCTTGTTGCTCCATTTTTAATTTCTGTAACAGCATTACTTAATTTTTCTGTTTCCTTGTCTATTAATTCTGAGTTTTGATTAAAATCGTCTATATTATAATAATCATTTCCCCCGGGTTTAATTAATCTCAAATGTTTAGTATATTCTGCCATTCTTATCTCCTTTCATCATAAATATTTCTGTTTTTTATAGTCTTTAAAGATGTATGTTTCATAGAACTTAACTCAATATGTTTGTGATACTTTCCAATAACATCAGCATCATTATAAAGTCTAGTGTCATAAACTTGTTTATGAGTTTTTAACTTCAATCCATTATGTAATAAATAAGCTACCTGGTTATGTGTATTGTATCTAAATTCGATACTAAAATTCAAATGAGCTGGTTTATTAATATGAATAAAGTTTTTAAAGTTATCCAAATTAGATGGTATTCCGACTACTGAAGTAAATTTAATTATGAAAGAATAATCATTGTAATTTTCAATAACTTCTATTTCTCCATTTGTGAATATCTTAGCTTGTTCCTTTAAAACGTGAGGTGTAAAAATATTTTTAGATAGTAAAGTATAGATAATTCTGTCTTTTCTATCCTGTAGACTCCAACCATTTTTATAGTCTAATTCCATAAACCTTTCATAATTAGCCACTTGTTGCTCATTAAAAAAAGCTATAAATAATAGCTCCTTGTATTTTTGTATATCATTTTTAGCATATTCACAGATTAAATCTAGTGTTCTGATCAAATCTTCTTGTAAGGTGTTTCTAGCTACTTTAGAGACTTTTTTAATTAATCTATTGCTCATTTATAATCACTGTCCCAACTACTAATATCTCATCATCTGCGATTTCTATATTAGAGTTAGAGTTATTTACTTTTACAAAGATATCATTTACTCCGTCTATCTCTAAAATAGACTTCTCTAGACGATTGATAGATAGTATTGTTTTATTAGCTTTCTCAAAAGTAGCATTCCCAGTTTTTATAACTGCTTTTAAAAGAGATTCAATCTTTTCTTTTACATCTGATAGAGCATATCCAGATTTTAATATAGTATTAACTTCTATGTTTATAGTCTTAGCTCTAAAGCTTTCTATAGTTACATCAGCTCCAACAGGTCTACCGTCATCGCTTTGTATTCTTTCTCTAACTTTTTGAATTAGACTAGAATCAGCTATATCATTATTATAATTAGCAATTAAAACTTTAACAGTTCCATTACCATTCCAAAGAGGTTTTACTAATACCTTTCCAACTCCATCAACTTGCTTAGCCCACTGCTCATAATCATAGATATTTCCACTGTGAGCAGGTCTTGTTGCCTTTTCTTTCGCTCTTGCGACTAGTACAGAATTAGGTTCTTTATCATATCCATTTATAATTTCTTTTTCGTTCGTAACACTGTAGATATTGCTATTTTGAATTTCAAAAGTTGTAATTTCTCCTATTGCAGCATTACCTATTTTTCCTTCTGATAAGCATTCTATTTCTATCTCTGCAACTCCAGCTGTACTAAGATATTCTTTTCTTAAAGATTTATATTTTATACCATCTCTATTAAGAAATATTGTATTTTCTTCTATGATAGAGTTTGCTTTTCCTGTTATTTTTAGAGTTCCTTTTGCCTTAGTTCCAACTCTTCTTTTTACTCTAAACATTAGAGCATGTTTATCAATGTATTCATCTTCTGTAGCTGTATCTATGAATGTTTGTTTCTCCCAAAACTCTAACTCTTTATAAACTTCTTCTGCTGTAATTCCAAATGTTGCAGCAATATCAAAATTGAAAGTCCCTTCCATTTTTGAAAGTGGGTTTTTAAGATTATCTAAGAAATTATTTCTTAATTCTATTTTATCTTTCATTTACACCTCCATCTCTAGTTCTCCATATATAGTTCTTACATTAAAGGTTATCTGTGGAACATATTCTTCTTCATTAGAAATTTCAAAGTTATAACACTCTGTGATGTAAGGGTTTACTAATAATGTATCTCTTATTTGATTTATCATTAAAGCATCTTTAACTGTTTTATGATAGATAGTTCCTATATTAGTTTCTAATTCACTCCCATATTCATCACTATGCACATCAGTATATCTAAATCTTTCAGTCTTTAATACCTTAAATATCCATACTTTTAAAGCTTCATTTTCTTCTAAAACTTTTATATCATTACCTTCCTTAATATATTCACCAGTTTTAAAGTCTATAGCATATTCTTTAAAAGTTGCCATTTCTTCCACTTCTGTATCCGTTTTTTCAAGAAAAATATTAAAATCTTTTTCCACATTACACCCCCTCTATTGCTTTACTTGGCATTTTTACTATTTTTGTTACAACCACATAATGCACTCCCATGACAAGCACTAGCACTTCATCGCCTTTTTGAAGTGTATCTTCAAACCAGATATCCTTGTGAGATCTGTATGTTCCATTGCCTTGATATTTTCCTTTTCCTGTCAATTTTGGAATTTTATGTCCCATAGTATCTGAAGTATCGTTATCATAGTCATAGTTAGATATGTCTATTTTTATATCATCTATAACTCCATCTATCATATAATCTCTATGATAGTGAGGTAATAAGTAATTGCTGCAATAAATTTGCTCAGATGGTATAACTTGCCCATCAAATTTAATTGTTAGATTTGGTGGTGGAGTTTCAACAGATGCTTTTATGATAGATGTTCCTTTTGTAGATTGTCCTATCATTTCACTTATCATAATTCCTAAATCACTCATTTCTTATCCCACCCTTCTGGAAACAGTTGATCTAATTTATCTACTTTTTTATTTTTCTCTTTTTTAGCTTTTTTACTTTTTTTAGTTTTATCACTTTTTTTAACTTTTTCTTTATTTTCAAATTCTGCTTTATCCATTACATTTTCAAATGCGAGTTCAACATTACAATAATGAGTTTCTCCTTCAAATACATGAGTATCTGATTTAACTAAGAAATCTCCAACAAGTCCTGTATGTGGCTCTTGTATTCCTATATTGTATCCAGCTTGAATTAATACATTTCCTAAACATTGTAATTTTGCACTCTTTTCTACACTCTTTAGCATGTCTTTAGCATTTGCTATGTTATCTACATCTTTTTCAAATTGCATAACTTGTTGAAATAATCCAAATTTCTTTTTATCATCTGCATTCTCTACTTTATTAAGTATTTGTTGTTTTTCATTCTCAACTTTATAGATAACAATTTGATTTATCATATTTTCTATGCTTTCTTCATAAGAAGAAGTTGAGATGTTATCTGCACTTGTTAAAAGAACATCAACATGACTTCCTTGCTCAACTATATCTATTGCTTTATCATTACTTACGATAGAATAAATCTTTTTATTTTTTCTATGCTGAATAGTGTAAGCATTTAATATAATTTCGTATCCACTTCTATCAATAGCAGGATAAGTACATGTAACTTCATCCTTTGGAACTTTACCTATTTTTAGATTAAGTTCTCCGCAGATTTCTTTTAATATTTCACTTGGTTTTTTTCTAAAGAAGTTTTTAACAAAATTATTTTTATTAAGATAAATAGAATTGTCATAAGCATAAAAGCTTTTTATTTCAGTTTCCCCTTTCCTAGAATGTTGAAAAACTTTACCAAAAAATAACTTTTCATCTTCATAAGAAAATTCAACTTCATCTCCGATTTGAGTTATGATATCTCCTAAGTACTCGACTTCTAATTTTCTAGCCGTTCCGTGTATAGCACCACTCCAAATAACCTGAATAAAAATATTTTTATATTCTTTTCCATTAACATAAATTTTTACTCTTTCCATAAAATCACCTTTGAAGTAAGCCTCTTGCTACATCTAGCAATGTTTTATTTTTACTTATTTCAATTAAACTTATTTCAACATCAATATCTCCAGTTCTTTCAACTATAGAAAAATTTAAACTTTGTATATAGCATTTAAAAAATATGTTGAATTCAGGAACAATTAAAGTTAAAAGCTCTTTATCGTTTTTTAATTTAGTTAAAGTTTCAACACAATTTGATGGAGTTGTTGATAAAAGAAAACTAAAAAAAGGAGATTTAAGATTAGGAAAAAATGTAGAAAAACTAATTCTTTCAGCTTTTCTATTTCCAATTAGAGTCTTTTCTCCTACATCAATTATTTTAAAAATCTGTGTGTCTTGCTCACTCTCAATCTTTAAATCTAAAGGTGGAACCACAAAGAAAAAAGGAGTACTTGTAGAATTTTTCAATAAAATAAATGTTGGTTTCATACCGAGCCTCCTTTAATTTGTTATTTGTACATAATTTTTTAATTCCGCCATTATTTTTTGTTTAGACATTTCTGCAGTTTTTTCTAAATCTGCTTCATTTTTTATTACAACTCCACCCATATTAACATTTACTTGAGGAGAAAAATTAGTAGTAGATGCTATAGGAGCTTTAAATCCTAGATTTTCAAATGATTTTTCATATTCAGATTTTGGCTTTTTAGGTAGAGGTTTTCCAATTGGTATAGGTTTATTTAAAGACTCGACAGTTTTATTTTGTTGTACAACTTGTTCTTTAGCTAAATCTTGAGGTGATAATTTAGCAAGTCTTCTTCTTTCTTTAAAGTCTTCATCAGTTTCTTTCATTAATTGCTCTAGTCCTTTTCCTGAGCCTTTATTTTCTTTTATTTTTTCTTTTAACATATTTGCTTTTATGTACATGATTTTATCATCGCTATCTGTTTTACTATTTCTTAAATCTATAGTTTCTAAATCTTTTTCAGCTTGTGCATTAGCTTCATCCCAAGTATATCCTTTTGATTGATATTCTTTTCTTAACTCCCATTTATTTTTTGTTCTTCCTACTTTATCTCCTATCCAATTTCCAACAAATTTACCAGCTTTATATGCTGCATAACCACCTATTACATATTTCCCAGCACCAGGAAAAATATTCTCTGCCATAGCTGCTACTTTTAATGCAGCAAATCCTTTAATAGCCTCAGCTGTAAGAGAGAATATTCTATTAAAATAAGTTTCAACATTCTGAGTATCAAAAGTTCCTTTAGAATTTAGTTCTTTCATTTTAGTTGTAAATTGATTTATAAAGTCAACTGCTGTTGGAGCCAATCCTTCTCCAATTGATAATTTTAAATCTTCAACAGCACTATTGAATTCTGCTATTTTATTTTTTGTGTCACTGCCCATTTCACTAGCCATTTTATCAGTTGCACCTGTTGCATTTCTAATAGCATTTTCAGCTTTTTCTATACCCTCTTTAGAAGAACCTAAAAGAGATGTAAAAACTTTCATGCCTTCAGAACCAGCTATCGTAGTCAAAAACAAATTTCTTTGCTCATCATTCATTTGTGCTAGTTTAGGTTTAATTTCTTCTAAGATTTTTCTTAATCCTTTAAATTTACCATTATTATCGTAAAGACTTATTCCAACTTTTTTTAAAGCAGCATCCATATCTGGAGTTGTCTTTGAAAGTCTTGTATATACTGATGCTAAGTTTCTCCCAGCTATAGAACCTTTTAATCCATTATCTGCTAAAACACCTAATAAGATATTAACTTCTTCCATGCTTTCAAAACTTCTTGATGTTGCTGCAACATATTTATAAGCTTCTCCTAATTGTGCAATACTTGTATTAGTATTATTAGCAGTAGCCGCCATGACATCCATAAAATGATCTACATCTTTTAACTCTATCCCAAAGGCAGTCATATTATCCGTTAGAATATCGGATGTACTAGCTAAATCTTCTCCAGATGCAATAGATAGCTTTAAAAGTTTTGGTGTCATTTCTAATACTTCATTTGTTTTCATTCCTGCCATAGCTTGATACATTTGAGCTTGTGCCACTTCTTGTGCTGTAAATCTTGTACTTCTTCCAAGTTCTCTTGTTTGAGTCATTAGCATATTTTCTTCAGCTGCTGTTGCTCCCATAATAGCTTTGTTTCTTCTGACTTGATCCTCTAAATCAGCAAAAGCAGTTAAAGAGCTTCCAGCTATAGCACCTAATCCAACTAATCCTCCTGCTGCAACTGCTCCAAATTTATTCAATCCAGAATTAACTTTTTCCCAATTCATAGATTTAGCTTTCTGATAAAGTCCAGCTAAGCCTTTTTCAGCTTTATTTATAACTGCAGTAAATTTATCTTTAAGTTCCAATCTAGCACTTAGTACATGTTCCAAGTTTTCACCTCCAAATAAAAAAGAGCAGTTTTAAACTGCTCTTAATTTAATTATTTTATTTGTTATTTATTTTTTTAATTGACTAGTTTTAAATTCTGCTATTGCTTTTTTTATTTCAGCTAGTTTTATATTTCTAGCTACTATCTTATCGTTTTTATCAACATAATCTATCATAAGTAAATATCCTTTTTCCATATCATAGACTATGTTTTTAATTATTCTTGCATTTATAGCACTATCTGCATTACAACTTATAGTTTTTTTATCTTTTTGAATTTTATATTTTAATGTTCTATTGTATCCACTATCTACCATAAACCCTATTTCATCTTCTGTTTCACTAGCAAAACTAGAAGTTTTTACAGTTATAGCCACACAATCAAAATTTTTATAATCCAGTTGCAATGTGCAATCGTTATCTTTATAAACTATACTTTTCTCATCAGAAGATTTACCATTTATAATTTTTACACTTCCAAAACTAATAACTGAAATAAAAATAAATAGCACAAATAAAAACTTTTTCATAAATCTCTCCTCCTAAAATGAATTTAATATACTATATTATAGCATTATTCTTTTAAAAGATACATATAAAATAAATCTTTTTCTGAAAGTTTTCTAAGTTCTTCTAATTTATGTCCTCTATTCAAGTAATGAGCGACTGTACTTAATTTCCAGTCGCTCTCTATTAGTTTTTTGCTTCTTCAACAATACTAACTAAATCTTTTTCTCCATATCCAGAAGCTACTAAGATTAAATCTGCTAATCTGTAAATAGTTGGGTCTTTTAAAACTTTGCTCACAACAGAAACAGGATTACTCTTACAACCTAGCTTTTCTATTAATCTATCATCTCTAAAAATAGAACAAGAGTTATAAATTACTTCTAAATCCTTATCTTTTTCTTTAGATAAGATTAAATCTAAGTAATCTTCTTTGTTTAAAAGCTCACACTCCAAATCTCCATCTAATTCTTTTACATAGATTTTTACTTTTTCTCTTTTAGCACTATTTATTTTTTTACTATTTTCAAGTAGCATATCTGCTGTAATTAGCATATTATCCTCCTATTTTATATTATTTTCATATTTTAGATCCTCAGGAGTAAATCCGAATGGATACTCTTCCTCAACTACTTCTCCTCTAGCAATATTGATCAAGTCTATTGAATTAAACCATACATTATCTAAAGAAATTCTTTCTTCTTGCTTTCCTGGTGTATCTGGGTCAGCTAAATTAGTAACTATTCTAACTCTAACATCTCTTCCTTTTACTAATTTTTCAAGTATCTTTTTACCTCTCGAGTATACCTTTTCAAGAGTAACACTACCCTCACCTTTTAAGGCTACAATCTTACTATCAACAGATAAGCCTAATTGTACATCTTTTCTGTCAGCTGTTACTTTTGCATTTACTTTTGTAAATTCTGCTATTTTTTCATTGTCTATCCAAAGAGTACCATGAGCTCCAGCAATAGTATGATAACCTCTTATACTTCTATCTGCCATTATAACCTCCTATTACATCTTTATAACCAAAGAAAGATTTGACATTGTATCTGCAAATCTAACATCGCCAGTTAAAAATACATCATCACCAGATGGATATTTTAAGATTTCCATTTCTGTCATTTCTTCTGGATCTTTTCCATCTAAAACAATTAATCTCTTTTGTGCTTCTAAGTCTATTTCAATTTTATTATCATAGTCTCCACTTAAT